CTATGTAACTAATGGAGTATTCATATACCTTGTTTTTGTTACAAATTGATTGATATTTATAATCGGCAGCCAATACAATGGGTTGGATTCTAAAATTCCTTGTAGCCCTAATATGATCCCTGCACTTCCAGAATATAAATCATCAGATAAGCGATAACAGAAGTTTCCTGGAAATAAACAATGGTTTTCTTTGGGAATAAGGAACAAATTTAATCGATCAACGGCTCGCTTTTTGTGAGTTTCAATCATTTCATAAGTATCCTCCAGCAGAGGTGGTATCAGTAAAAAACCGCCCGCCCCATCAAATAATCCCCCAGAGAAAGTACATCTTATATGATTCAGATTAACTATTAATTTTAATTCGTCCTGATAATGCTTCTGACCACTTACATGATTCAGATACCAAATCGCTATTCCAATTCCTATAGATCCACCTGATAAATAAGGAATCAACAATTTTCGATCATTCATGGTTTGCAGAACATGCAAATCCTCGTCAATGTGGGTGTTTTTTAAATCAAGCTCTACTAACTCTTTTGCCGTCACATAAAAGGTTGTATTCCCTGTAATCGCATACATCGCTGTAAAAAACAACGATACACCTGACCATCCATCGATAAGCCCAATCGGATCCGTAGCCCAGTCGGAAACGGTTAAACTTCTATCATCTCTTAAACAATGGTTAATGTGACTTGCAATCGATTCAGCTTGCTCTAAATATTGATCATTGTCTTCTTCAAAATATAAACTGATTAAAGCAAGTCCTATTCCAGCCAAGCCTGACCTTAATGAAATATCATCGTAATTGTCAGTTAAATCGTTAAATAATTTTAAAGCTTCGTCTTTATAACCTAATTCATACAGTGTTGCAGCAATACCAGCTTTTCCAGTAAACAATCCTTGTCCCCGTAATTCTGATTGTTCAGAATGAATGTTATGAATGAAATGTTGTTCAATCCACTGGATCACTTGTTTATCAACATTTCCTGTTCTAAACAAAGCTAGCGCAGCACCCGTGCCTCCAGTAAGTACATTCGTTGTTCCACCAGCGATTTCATATTGTCTAATATCACCATGAATCAATCCTTGATCTGGCACAAGATTTGCCAACATCCCTGCTCTTAGACCTTCTATCAACGAGCTTATTTCATCTGATAACTTTTTTTGAGCATAATCTATGGGGTTATATGGTTTCTCTTTTGTCGCTGATAAATGTGCATCGCATCTGTCCTCTACATCTTGAACAAATAAGTAGAACTCTTCGCCAAACTCTTGCTTAATCCACTCATTGTGATAAGAGGATATACTATCCTCAATATTGCTTATCGGACCTATAGGCAACACACAATATCTTAGTATTTTTTTAACGGCATACCAGTCTCGTTCCTTGCGGTTTATATTTTGATAATCTGAAAATCCCATCGTATGAATTGCCGCCTGATCTTCAAGATCTTTATCATCGGCAGACTCAAAATCAATGAGGATCACATCCACTTCCTTCGTGATCATAATATTGGCTGGCTGTAAATCTCCCATGCCAACATTTTTACGATGCATCTCGGTAACAATATCTATTAAACGGAGGGTTATTTTTTTCACTTCATTTATATATATTTCTTTATCTTTATTGCGATGAAAGGGATATTTCCCAGCTATCCACGTTTTCATATCAACCCCTTCAACATATTCTTCTACTAGAAATAAATGCTTCCACGATTTAAAATAATCAACTACCTTCACTACACCTTTCACATTAACAAGCTTTGATAATGCTTCGTATTCCTTTTGCAGCCTGTCGATCGCATCTTTATTTTGTCCGTCTAGCCCCACCTTTGGCCTTGCTTCTTTAATAACTACCCTTCGTTTATCCTCATTTCTTTCAGCGATATAAATCCCGCCTCCATTTGTAAATCGCAGCGCATTTTGGAATTTATATTGTTTAAACTTAGGATTATTTTCATCAGTATCAGAAAAAATGTTGTTCAACTCTAAAAATTGATCAAAATCTTTAACAAATTCAGGAACCTGATAATAAGGGGTACGATTATCTGGAATCAGCTGTCCTGTGGGATCCTTAATGCAAAATTCGCCTTTTTCGTTGGAAATTTTCACAAATCCCCCATATCTATAGTAAATATTGCTATTCCTCCAGCATTTATCACTTAGAATATAAGGCCCATTTTCATGATCCTTAACTTTGTCATATAAAATATGAAGTAATTCATAAAATTCGTCATCGGTGGGAGGGTATATCGTTATGAATTTTCCGGAGCTTATTCTATTCCCATTTTTGGAATTAATGCTATATAGGTGTGCTTCATTAATAATATGCTTGAAGGCAATTTTACGGTCGATTAAAACCTGGCTTATAGCTGCTAAAATCTGCCGCGCATTCTCCATCGTTGCACTAACATGAATCTTCCAGCCCTGATCCTTAATTTTCTTATTTGCAAAACCATAAAATATCCAAGGAGAATTTTGCTCTGTTCTAATAAAACAATCTTCTGACAAATGGTTTACCGTGTATGCAGCTATTTTGTTGCCAGCTTGCAGCTTCTCATAATATTTCGAATCATTATTTACGTACTTAAAATAAAGATGGTTTTTGTCCATTATGGCCACTCCTCTCTCATTGTAATTGTGTGGTAAATTGTAATTCACAGAATTGCTGATACAATTTATGAGTTCTTTGTAGTTCATAGTGAGTTCCTTGGCCTGTTACCTTACCATCTTCCACAAAAATAATATATTCGGAGTCCATAATCGTAGATAATCTATGAGCTATTACAATCGCGGTTCTACCCTCAATAATTTTCTTCATCGCAGATTGCACTTTTTCCTCAGACTGGCTGTCCAAATTTGATGTTGCTTCATCTAACAAAATGATTTTAGGATCTTTCAGAAACATTCTTGCTATAGCAATTCTTTGTCTTTGTCCGCCGGATAAATGGAGTCCTCGCTCTCCAATATGCGTGTCCAACCCATTAGGCAACTGACCTATGAATTCCCATGCATACGCCATTTCGCAAGCTTCAATAATTTTCTCTTCATCTTGCGGTTCTAGTCCAAAGATTAGATTCTCTCTTATAGTCCCGGTAATTAGACTGTGCTCCTGAGATACATAACCGATTTGGGAACGCCAGGAATGCAAAGAATAATTTTCTATACTTTCACCATCTATAACAATACTCCCGCTGGTTGGTTTGTAAAATCGCTCTAATAAGGAAACAAACGTCGTTTTTCCGCTGCCGCTTGGGCCAACTAATGCATAAGTATTACCGCTTCTGATATTCAAAGTAATGTCCTCTAAAGAAAACGATAAATTTTCCTGAGTGTTATACTTAAAGCTCAAATTGCTAATTTCAATGTCTTTGTAGCTTAGATCTAAACTCTTGCCTTCATTTATATTTTCTTCTTCCTCGGATAACAGTTGTAAAATTCGTTCAGTTGCACCCTTTGTTTTTTGCAACTGAGAGAAGAAAAAACCAAAGTTAGAAATAGGATTGATAATATAAAAAATCAAGGTTAAAAATGCGATAAAAGTTCCTACTGTTAAACGATCATTCGCTAGCTGCACGCCACCATAACCAATAATGATCATAATAATAACTAACATGATCATATTCAGAAATGGATTTATCGTAGCTGACCATTTGGCTTGCTTCAAACCTAGTTGCATTAAATCGTTAATATTTTTTAACCCTTTATCTATTTGATATTTTTCAGCCGTAAAAGACTTAACCAACTTATTTTCGGAGATCATTTCAATTGCACTTACATTCAATCTTCCTGTTGATCTTTGCGTTTTTTTAGAAAGATCGGATAACGCCCTGCCTAAAGGAATAAAAAATAATAGGAATATTGGAATCGCAGCTACAATAACTAAGGATAATTCCCAACTATAATAAAACAGCCAAAATCCACAAAATAATATGGTTAATACAGCATTGATAAAGGTAGAAAATGAATGAGTGACCAAGTTGTATATCACGGTAGTGTCACTAACTAACCTACTAGCTATATCGCCTGATTGGTTTTTATCAAAGAACGCTGTTGGTAATTTCACGATTTTTGTCCAAGTCATTCCCCTCAGATTAGCTACAACCGTTAAACCAACCTTGCTTAATAAATAGCTTGATAGAACACCTGTAATCGTTACACAAATAAAAATGGCAACTAAACCAATTAAAATGCCCCGATTTAGACTACCTGAGTGGGAATAGGAATCGATGATGATTTTTAAGACATTGGGGATAAATGTTGAAAGTATAGCGCTTGCAGAGCTTATGGTACAAGCCACAATAAAGAGTCCAACATGGGGTTTCGATTTACGAATTAGCTTGAAAAAATTACCCCACGAATATTGACTTCTTTCTTCTTTAGCCATCTCTTCACCTTTTCTATTTTTTATTGGCTGTAAGTTCCATGGAGATGGTATAACTCTGATGAATTGGAAGTTGGTCAAGATACAATTTTGACGTGTTTTGACGTGTTTATGAGGTAAGTTATGGAGGTGTATAATCTAAGTACGAAGAATACCGTGATATTACTATCAAATGAGTTGCTTAAAAGCATAAGATCATTTAAAACACTAGCATCATAAAATTTAACAATTATTCTCCATTACTTTAACATGCATATTTGTAAATTTCAATATTTAACATCTAATATTAGTAATAAATACCCATTAATTATCATATTTACAACTTCTGTATTCTTGAACCCCAGAGGCTTTTCTTACAACTATCAGACAACAAAAAGACCCAGACCTGGATAGCTCTTAAGTTAATACGTATATTTAATTCGTTTAAGAAACATGAAATCCTTTATCTATGCGGGTTTCACGCTTTCACAAGGTTTGTGAGGTGTTCAAAAGTAGGTATGTTTTGTGGGCAAGATGTGGGCAAGAAGGAACAAAAAAAGGAGCCCCGCCAGCTAAGTGCCAGCGGAGCTCCACTCTATTTAAACAGCCTGCTCAAGATCGTTCCTAGTGTCCCGACATCCACTGGATCGGTCGCCTTCCAATCTTCGCTAATCCCTGCATTCTTGATCAACCATTGCCGGCCCTTCTCTTTCCAGTCAGGCGCTTTTTTATCTGCCACAGCTGCCCCCTCCTTTCGCTTCAGCCCAAGATATTTAGCGATTCCGGACACGTGCCCCTGGATGATCGCCTCGATCACCTCTGGCCGCTTAAGCCTAGCTGCATCGCTGGCCACATCAATAAATAGATTCTCGGTCAACACCGCTGGCATTTTACTCTCTCGTACCATGTGCAGATTCTTCGACTTCTTGCCCCGATCGTTTACGCCGAACGGCTTAAGCGCGGCCATAATCTCAGCGTGCAGCACGTTTTGAAAAGCTGTACTCTTAGAAGATGCATTAGTATAGCGGAACGTCTCGAAGCCGCCAGCACCGCCACCAGCATTGCAGTGGATACTAACCAAGAGGTCAGCGCCAGCTGCGTTTGCTTTGTCGGTGCGCTCCTTCAGCGTTAAATAAGCGTCCGTGCTACGAGAGAGCAGCACCTGAACGCCCACATACTGCGATTCTAATTGCTGCTTGATGGCGAGGGACACAGCAAGAGCTATGTCCTTTTCCTGCAGTCCGTTTGCTACTGCACCGGGGTCTTGGCCGCCGTGCCCTGCGTCGATGAATACAATCTTCATTTAGTCGCCCCTCCTTTTTCGTTTAGCTGCTCCAAAAACTCTTTAACTTTCGGTGGCAGGTACACGCCCAGGATGCCTAGATTTTCCACTACGGAAAGACCCTCTCGACCAGCATAAAAGTAAACGGCCAAGATACGAAATACAGATGCATCTCCTCCAACCCAACCGTCAATTAGCACGGCGAGTCCCACAACAAAAAGCACCGTAATCTTACGGATACCACCCCAAAACATTACTTCGCTATTAAGCGTTTTGGTCTTGATTGCCCCCAAAATGCCCGTAATATAATCAGCTGCCATAAGTACGACGAGGAGCTGCAGCGGCTTATCCCAGCCGCCTAGCAATGTAGCGATTAAACCGACAGCAGCAAAGACTCCACCAGTAGCAGCCTCTTTACCCGAAGCACCAGCTGCAGCAGCCAGTACAGTACTACCAAACACCTTGATTTGATTCACCAACACAATCACCCTTTCAATATAAATAGCCCCCGGGATCCCGAGGGCAGAACTATTAATATGGGACAATCTCACGAGCTAACGAGTTGCCTGCTTCGGCCATTTCGTTTATACGCTCCTGGAGCGCTCGCAGCCGTTCCCGTTTATCCTTGTTACTTAACGATTTATCGTTTTGCACGTCCCTCATTTGCTTGCGGACGCTGGACATGTTCTGGCTAATTTTGTTCAGCCTCTTCCGAAGTGGATCATTGTACCATTCAGGCAGCTGCTTAAGTTCTCGGTCGTTATACGCTTGGTCGAGCTTCTCTTTGTAGTGGTAAAACTCAGTCGACAAGTCATTACTGAATACCGGGTCAGCCGTCATCTGCTGAGACAAAGCATACCCGGCGTCCCCGCCAGAAGATAGCAACGGCTGACCAAACTGGCCGATCCACCCCGTATACTGTTTAGCTAAGTAATCCAGTTCCTTAGGACTAACCTCAAACGGCGTGCCGTAGGTCAGCTCCCCAAGCTTTCGAGCCGGCCAGGTTGTGTTGGCATCGGCTTGCAGCCCCGGGGATAGTTGCTGTAAATGACCAGGAACAACCGGAGCGCCAGACCATGATTCATTAGCCAACACATCTACAAAAGGCCCCAGGATGGTATCGCCGACCACACCACCGATAACCCCCCTGTCCCCCGTTACCCCTGAAATTCCCGGCGGGATCAGAGTGGTTCGGATCCGGTCGGCAAAGTCCCTGAACGCCCCAGGATCCTCTTCGGCAAACATACGTAATAATCGTTCTGGAATATCGCTGAATATCGTACCTTGCTCCTGCGGCTTGGCAATCTTGATAAACTTGCCGTCCCCCCGGGGGATTAGCATAAATGCGTCCTTTGTTCGGTTACTCAGCTTTTGATAGTTGGGATCATCGCGGTTAATTGCGTACAATGCCAGCGTAGGAATCGTGATGGCCAGAATCGATTTTACTAAAGCTTTGGCGGGGTCATCCCGGTAGGTGCGAAGCGTTTTATCAATCCCCTGAATCGCTGCATTGAAATAAGGGAATACCTTATCGACTTCACCAGATAGCGCTCCCCGGCGCTTGAAATTTACAGTTAGATCCTGAGCGGCCATTAGAGCTGCTTGCAGATCTCCGCCTTGTGCTTGTACTCGTTTAAACTCTGACAATCGAGGAGCTACCTCCACAGCATTCAGCAAGTTCTCAAACCCATCACGCAGCCCTCTATGCAGGCGGGTTCCACCAGAAAGCGGGAGTACTGCATTTTTACTTTGCTGCAAAAGATTTCGATCCGCAGCAATGGCTGAAGCATGACCTCCGCCAATATTCAAGAAGTCCTTATAAGCCCCTCGCTTCATGCCGATATCAACCGCCGCACTGGCTAAATCAGCCATAAAGGTAAATGGGTTATTTGTCGTCTTGCTGGCTATATAAGCCTGAGGAATGTCTCGGAAAAGGTTACGGGTTAACGAAAATACCGGGTTGCTCCCCGTCGTCAAAAGCTTCATGGTGTTGGTCAACTTGCCAATGGTTTGAAGCAAGAAACCAGATTGTTCGGGCCCAAGAGCAGTAAGCGCACTAAGAAGCTGCTTATCCTTTATCTGTACATGGACAGGATTGCCGTCTACAAGCGCACGTACAATGTTATCCTTGTCGAGCTGCGTCCGTTGCATCGCCTTGTCAAAATCAGCCGAGAAGCGGAATAGTAGTTCTTCTAACCCGCCTTCATCCAGAACGATTTTCGCAATGTCCTCCGGCCTCTCTGGCTGCTTAACAATCTCTGCCCATGGTTCAAATTCATCCGGAGCACGCTCAATGTTTTTTACGTACTGCTGCATGACCTTATTCCGCTTCGCCGATTTCACGAAAGCATCCACGTTCTCGATCATGGCCTCGATCGGGCTAATGATCAGTCGCTGCGATCCGCCTTTTTGATAAGCTTTAACTGGATTGGATTGATTCCCATATCCGCGCTTCTTCCCACCGAAACCTTTGCCCGTCTTCTCCAAGTCACTGAAATAACGTTTATTGGGCACGTACCAGGGATTTTTCTCAATCCAAGAATCCAGCATATCCTGGGGGATCATGCCGGTATCAACAAGCCATTTTTGAGCTACTTGGTTTTGAAACTCATACAGCCCCTCGGACATTTCCTTGAATTCCGGGAACATCCGTTCATACTCCGAAACCTTCCGTGCCCCGTAATCCGGCGTCCAGTTAAGCCCATCCCTGAACACCTTCTCACCACGTTCATAGCGGGTTATCGCATGCTTGTTTAGCAAGTAGTCCTCAAAGTCAACATAGATATGTTTGTTCCGTTTCATCAAAGGTTTTAGCGGAGCAAGAATACTCTTCAGCGATTTACCCACCACTTGCCCCTTAGCATCTACAAGACCCTCTGTAATGATCTGTTTAGCCACCACATCGGCGCCGCGTGAAGCAAGACCAGTGTCATGTATACGGTGACTAGAGGGAAGTTTTTCCCCCATCACGTTTTCAAGTATTTTATCCTGTTGGTTAAGCGGATGAAGGTCATCAATTAGCGCTGTATAGAGTTTATCCGCATTTGCTGTTAAACCTTTAAACTCCCGTTTCTGCCGGCTAACCAGTTGTGAACGGGTATCCGTCCGGAGCGAGTCATAGGGGTTCGTCTTAGAAAAAGGCGAGATACCTACCCCTGAATGTTCCTCAAACTGGCTAGGGTTTAGTATAGGCTCGGCATTAGGATCAACCTCCGGAAATTTCGGAGTTTCGATTTTTGGTTCAATATTTTCACCTTTGACGGGATTCGGCCTTGGCTCACTCGCAAGAATATAGTCAATGTCCTCAGGGGATAGGTTCCCCCCGCTTGCTAACCTATCGCTGATTTCCTGTCGACGTGGATCCATCTTCGACGTTCCGGGTTGCTCAGGCTGATAGGGAGTAGTTGATGGCCTTCGCTCGCCTCTGGGCTCAATCCGAGTGTCCTTTAACTCCTTTGATACAATTGGCCGATCTGTGATATGGAGAGCCGGATCAATTTCTCTCAAGCTGTTTTGTAATGTCTCACGAGCACTTACAAGTCCCGCAAGTTGCTCATCGAATCCATTTTCTGCTTTCCACGATGGAACGGCACCTACCTCATCCATAAAACCATTATCCACTCGCTCCCGCGCCAGTTGGTACAAATCTTTATTTGAGGGAACCCTTCCGTTCACCCTATAGAACTCCTGGTACCAAAGCGGATTTTCAGAAATACGCCCCGCCCGTCCTATCACTTCTCCCGCCGCATCCCTCTGCAGGCTTCCTTGTTGTACCCCTTGTCGGCTATCACGGGACTCCTTCAGATACTTATACTCATCGATCACGCGCTGTTCATATTTCATATTCAGATCATTAATTGCGTTATCGATCTCACCCAACCCTAATCTACCCTCGCTAGCGTTCGCCGCTGCCGCCCTGGTTGCAGGGGTAGCCTCTGGAAGATCAAAGGTATATGGGTTAACCACCGGCTCTGTGCCTGCCGGAAGCGTTGACCGTTCAGCAGCGGACGCCATGCGAGTATCCTTTCTACCCTCAGGCAATGCGAGGATCTCTGCAATCTCACTCTCAGGGATGCCGTTTTTCTTGAATAGTTTAGATAGTCCCAAGCCCGCTGCTCTAAAGCCCACTCCTAAGGCGCCCCCAATGCCGCCGCCTAGTGCAGTTTCCGCGAGTGTTCCCGCATCATCCTGTCCCGTCATGCGGGCAAACGCTGCTCCCTGCATTGCTCCTGCGCCCGCTTCCCTCAAACCTTCCCTCGTCAGCGCCTGAGCTGTTTGAGGTTTAATCAGTTTGCTCAGTTGGTTTGCTGCGGCTTGTTCGGCCTTCATTCCGAGTGGCGACATCAAAACTTTATCCGCTACCCCATAAGTGCCGGCAATCGGTCCCGTATTAAACGGCGCTCCTGTCGGAGTAAATACGCTTGCCACGGATCCGGTGATGTCTGCCGTTATATCCGCCACCTTGCTTCCAGTTTCCGGCTGGATCGTTACGGGATTTCCACCAGACATGACTGAGTCCGCCTGGTGGCCAATCCGAGAAGCAAAGTTCCCCACAGGATTCCCCCGAGTTATCCAGTTCATCGCACTAGCAAAGTACTTGGCTGGGTTATAAGGGCTTAGTGTGTCGTAATACTCCTTGTTCTTTTCGTACTCAGTTAATGGCTTCGCTTCTGACTGGGTCTTAGCAGCCTGTTGGTTTTTCATCGCAGCATCATACATAGCTGCATTAACTAGATTCATTGGCGTAACAGAACCGTACTTTGCTTGTAACTCAGGCATTGGCGTTCCGCTATCGGGTCTTGTATCAATGGTTCTATTTCTGACGCTATCAAACATACTCGACTGCATCTCAGGCGTGGCAGTCGGCGAAGACAGCCGTTGATATACCCGCTCCCTTGCTTCTTCACCTTGTTTTATTCTGTTCCTGACACCATCGAACTGACTTGCCATCTAAAATCACCACCTTATCCCAACATTCTCAAAGCGTCGTTGAGCTCGTTACCGAATCGCTTTACTACGCCGTTTCTAACTGCGCTTGAAGATGAACTGAAGTACTTCATGCCGTTCTTAGCACCGCGCTCAGCATACAGTTTTTTAAGGATGTACTCGTCTGAGTCCATCGGTGTAATGCCGGCAGCCTTAACAATCTTACTTACGCTTCCTGATCCGTGCTGCACCGCAGTTGACCAAATCGCATTTTGAACGGCAAGTGTGCGTTTGGACACGTCCAGGCCGTTGTTCTTAATCAAGGATTTCGCAGCCGGGTCATAGTACTTTTGTTGAATAAAATTGTGCTGATACTGGCCAAAGTTTTTATTGTTCACCGCGACCTTCTTCCAAGCTGTATCGAAAGCGAGTGTGCCCGGAGTCTTTCCGGACAGTTCTTTATAAGCAGCCTTATCAATGTTCTTGAGATAATTGACGAATTCTTTTGCCGATCCTGACTTTTCCGTTAGTTGATATGTCCCGTAGCTAGCGCCGCCGATGTCTCCAGGCGTACGGGCTATCGTGGCCGCGTTTCCGCTTGACTCGTACTTAGCTGACAAAGAACCTAAAGCCCCACTGGCGGCCGTGGGGCGTTTCAGTTTCCCGGGTGTTTTTTTTTGTAGTTCTCAATTTCGGTTTTGGTCATGCCGAGTGAAGAAAGTATTTGCAACGTCTCTGCATCGGACAAACCTGCATCTACTACATTCAAGAACATCTGCTCACGCTTAGTAGGGTCTTGGGTGATTCGATCGCCTACTTTCTCTTGGATACCTTTGTTATCTTGGAAAACTGGCTCCGTGTAGAGAGACTGCATGCTCTGCAGGATTTGGTTCGCCGTTAACCCCCCTCGGGAAGATCCAGACGGATTCATCATTTCCCAATCTAATGCCGCCCACTGGCGGGCGTTATCGTCAGCAGAAAGCGCGAGACGAGCCTGGTCAATGCTTAAGCCGCCGAGCTGCACTTGTCTACTAAGAGCATGCTGTAAGCCGAATTGATTAACGTCCTGATCAAATTGCATTTTCCACTGCTCGTCTCTGATCTGATCACGAACTTTCTGATATGCAAATTGATCTTGAGCGAATTGCTGGTCGAACTGTTGTCCTTGACGTTGCATATCGAGTTGCTGTCCGGCTAATGTCCTAACACCCGGGTTAGCCCTTGCGGCATCAGCATAGCTCACGTTAGCCCCATACAAGCTAGAATCTATACCCATGCGCTCTAGCTGATTGCGTAACGTCTCTGCCTGCCTTGCAAACTCTGCCCGATCTTGTGCGTTGCTCGATGCACCCCATTGCTGCTTAAGATTCAGAATCTGATCTATGGCCTGTCTGGCTTCGGTAGGCAAATAGTTCCCAGTAAGCTGCGCTTCCGTAATCGGCTTCTGGAAATACTCGTTATCCTGCAGGCCATACAGATTAGTTAAGTTCCCAAGCGCATCTTGACCAACCCCGTAATTGAGTTGCTGGACTTGTAGGCTTCGATTAGCATCGTCATTGTATCGCTGGTAAGCCTGCTGCATAAGTGCCGGTACCAAGTTATTCGCGATACTCGCCATAGCATTGGTTCCAATCTGATTAGCTACAGACTCGCTCCAGGAAGACATACCTTGTCCACTGGCGCGAAGCATAGCGTTCGTGTCTCTTTGCTGGCTCTCGACATTTCGCTTTGCCTCGGCGAGCTGTGACTGGTAAGCCGGATCACTATTTTGGTCATAGACGAACGGATCCGGTGCAGTGAATTGGAACTCGGCTTGCCTATTAATAAAATCATTCATCCTATTGAGCGTATCCTGTGTCGGGCTCGATGGCGGCGTATAGGTGGCCTGTGGTGAGCTGGTGACATTCGAAGCAGCTTGCACCATAGGGGCTTGGTACCCCAGGTTAACATTCAAGTATTTCTGCTGTGCGGATGTATCCAAGCCCTGCGCCTTCCTACTCTCGATTACTCCTAAGGTACGATCTATTTCACTTTGTTTGTACGCCGGACTGTTAGCAACATTCTGCTGATTTTGTATAATGCCTTGTTTGCCCTTTTTGTCTGCGGTACCGTAGTTAATACCGCCGTATCCTAAGTTAGCCATGTGACACCTCCTTATAGGCATAAAAAAGAGCCCTGCTGAGAGGACTCCTACCATCTTACTTTTTTATAAATAGCATGACCGATTATTATAAATGAAATCACTATACCGGGTTCACCTAGAAGGAAGTACGGACTTCCCAAAACTGATACTGTGAATACATAACAAAAGAACTTATAGAATTTTGATTCTGAAAACTCATATTCAGAGAAAACATATTCTATAAGAAAATAAATACACAAATGCACGACAAGAACGAGGATATATTCTCCTACATAAGGGAACGTCATTTCTGCAAATCGGCTAATTCAACCTTCAAGGATTCAAGTTGTTGTTTGTATGTTGGGAGGTTTGTTTCAGCATCTTTTAATACCTTTCTTAGGTTATCGGCTTTTTCAACATACATATCGTATGTCTGTTTATCATATAGCTCTGAACCAAGATCCCAAGACTTCTCTATAATTTCTTTCATGGACTCCATGTCTTCAATAGCGCCCTCTGATCTTTCTTTATTTACTAATATCTCTTCTGCGTTTCTGATCTTCTTGTTGAGTTCGCTAATCTGAGCATTTAAATTTTGGATTTGAGCGGATTTGTCATTCGGCTTCGGGATATCGTTACCAGCAGATTCTGATCCACTGGATAGAACAACCTCTTTGTTGTCCACCTTTACCACTTCCATTCCCAATTCATTTGCAGCTGCCCGCAACGGGACATAAGTCGTACCGTCGATTACTGCCCCTTGTCCTATTGATTTGTCATCAAGTTTAACAGACAAGACATTACCTACCTTGCTTCCAAGTAGTTTTGAAGCCGCGGCTTCTAGTTTTGGAGCATATGATATGGACAACCCAAGTACGAGACCTAGCAATATAAGTGAGATACTTTTAAACTTTCTCATATTGGCACCCCTTGTGTAATAATTTGGCACCATTATATCACACTAATTGCCCTATGGCTTATCCATTTTAGAATCAAGCTTTTGAAGTAAAGACTTCCCGTCGTCCAAGTCAAACAGTTGGCTAAACGAAACATACACCCCACCCAAATACCCCGGTTGTAGATTTATTCTATCCTGAACATTTATAGTAAGTCTCCCAGAAGATGAGATTAAAGAATGGGAGCTTTGCTGGTATAGGTATAGCCTTTGCCCCTGATCATTGACAGATATTTCAGGAGATCCGACAGGGCCGTTTGAGTCAACTGCAGCATACTTGTTGGCCGACGAAGAAGCTTTGAACATATTACTCGTATTACTCATTTCAGCTCGCGGGTAATATCTGCTCGTAGCGATATACGATCCAAAGATATCAACTGCCTCGATTAACCCTGCAATAATATGCCCTAAATTTGCGCTAATCGCAGATAGCTCATTTACTGTAATCTTCTCCGCGGTCACAGCGCCTGCCTGAAGCTTGCTTGTTGAAACTGAGTTAGCTTGAAGCTTGTCTGTAGTAATAGCCTCGGCTTTAATATTCTTTGCTTCGATCCCTTCCGCACGGATGTTGTCAAAGGCCACGTTCCCATTAAGGATAAACTCTAGATCCTTAGCCATCTTCGCTGCGGTATTTGCGAGCTGCTTCACGTAATCTAAAATTACCGCAACATCTTCTGTCTGTGGTGGCCCTGACATCCGTGGAGAGTCGGTCCATAGAGACATTAAATCTACCTCCTAGTAAAGCGGCAATTGTCTTGTTTGCCGCGTAAATTCATGTATTCGTACCCGTCCGCTTCCGCTGAACTTAACCCTGATCCAGTTCTCCCTGGCGAAGCTGGCCACTGGAATAATGACTCTCCGCACCTGAGTTCCCCCGCCAGTTAGAGACTGAACCAGCTTCCAATCCTCGCCAGTGATCGACGATGATAGGTGAATCTGCATTGTGCCTGTCAGCTCAACGACGACCCACAGCTTATACCAACGCATCTTCTGAGCGGCAGAACCGCCGTTAAACGGTTTGGATTCAACTGACCAAGGAATAGCATTTCCGGCATCTGTTGTGCCCTCCAGCCGAAGCACGCGCCCCCTGGCGTCGCCGATATAAAACTTGTCGCCTATAGTTACAAAACAGGTAGCCTGAATACCGCTCCACTTGCTCCACGCTTGCACACCAGGACGCGGATCGTAAACAAGCATCTTGTCAGAAGGGATATTGAAATAAAGTTTCCGGCCGTCACTGCCGGCTGCTGATTGAGCATTGATCCCACTCAGGAACTTCCCCACGATATCCGAAAAACTTTTCTCCGGAGGCATACCGCCGCCGTACTCATATATCCCGGTTCCGTGCATGAAACGCATGAATCCCTCTTGCGTGATGGCAGCCTTATGGTTTACCAGACCTGTATCCTCGGTGATCTGCTTCGTGTTAAAGTCAGACGGCAAGGATCCATATAACTCATGCAGGCTCCCCGGCATGCCGATCGTCAGTTTGGATAGGCTGCCCGATAGCATATTGATATCCTCACCCCGCTGAGACTCTATCTTTTTACGATAGCTGTCGTCCAGGTTTCCCGTAAACTTATCCCAGGATGTGGGGTTATCCAATGTACAAGCCCACAACTCTTTCCCCACCGCGCACCATAACCTATTTTGGTACGTGGTCATATACTTACCCTTCTGCGGCGCACCACTCAAATTTGAAACGGAAGAACCGTCATACCGCTTTACCGGATCTACGCCATTGCAGGCAATCAGATTAACATCAGATAGATTCCCTTGAAAATTCGTAAATGACCATTCTACCGATGTGTTGAACCCGCTTGCTAATGTACTCCATGAAGATCCATTCCATCTGCGCCAAGTCCCATCGTTAAAGACGGCATGCAGTTCACGATCTTTCCATACACCCATCCCGAGTACCTTAGTACCATATGAGCCGATAACAGAATAACCCGGCCTCGTCGAAATGGCCGGGTAGTCATCCGTGGTCATATTATTCATGTCGGTGAAAAAGCTGTCTCCGATCGTCAAGGGGTCAAATGTATTCAGCCCCTTAAACTCTCTAATCGGTATAGGCTGCATCAGCCCCGGTAAGGGTTGATAGTTAACCGGCCCATACTGTACTGGCTTCATTAACTACCGCCTCCCTGATAGTTCTGCGCTGCGACATTCCAAGCCGCTTTATATTCGTTTTCGTAGTTCGCCGCCTTCACGTTGTCATCCTGTGTCTTGGCCAAATAAGCCGCAAGGGCAGGAATGTAAGTCCAGTGATACTCTTCTGGCGCGTCAGGCGGCTGCAGTAGGTTAGACGATGCGTAATTAGTTGTCGCTATTCTCCTATAACGCAGAACTCCCTGCAGATCGGAATAGGGTGCAGGGTAGACCGATAGGGTATGGGTTGAATCATCAAAGCTGTAGGCATTCTGTGCAGGTGTTACGCCATCACGATCTAAGCTTTGGTAACGAAACATCCCAATCATAAGGAGGTCGATATTCTTAGCTCGTACATCTACAGGCAAAACATAATCCTGCTGCGCAGCCGCGCATGAAAATTTTGCAATCTTCGGAATCTTAACCACGTTGAAAAAATCCTGATTGATCGCATTTAGAGAGATAAGCTTATCAGCAGCCGGCACTTCATTTGGCACGAGCAGATCAGCTTCGCCGATGATCTCACCGATATTCACACTTCAACAACTCCTTTCGCGGAGAATAATAAGCACGCCCTGTCAAGAATGTGCTTATTTGCGTAGTTTCGTCCTAGACCGCACTAATTAATTTAAGATTTCTACCTACCTCTTTTTGCGGAACGTGGCTACTTACTACTTTCTCGGCTATGTCGTACTCACTCTCGTCAACACTAACCACAGTAAGGCTCGCTGTCCCATCAGTAAGTTTGTCAAAGGTAACTTGGGGCCTTATGCCGACTTGTACAAATTCATCCATTAACTGATTAGGATTTACATTTGATAACTTGAACTCCACCCTTTTACCCCCTCGCTTTATGGACATGTAACCCAAAGCTGCCATCGGCCACATTTAAACTGGATGTAGATGTTTGAGCAGCATAAATGCTTATAAAGTCGCCTGCATTAAGCAGGACGTTCCCTGTTACTGATACTACGGTGTTATATTCGCTAGAGGCTCCGACTTGCACGGCAGCAATTTGTTGATGTGTGGCATCATTGATTCTGATAGCTATTTTTCGTAAACCGACAGCGCTTGGCTCAAAAGTAATTGTTGCAGTTATTACGTAAACTCCCGCCTCTTCTACAGTGAGATCCCCATTTGATAGTGCGTATATTGGGTCTGTGACGATTGGGGCTGTGTTAAAGTTAATTTTCGTTTCTGTGCCATCCCCCGGTACGACTGTAAAAACGCTGGTGGCTACTCTGATGTACTTTTTCTTCGCATAATCGGCCAACTGCGCAGTAACATCAGTGATCGCATCGGCATTACCTTTCACCGTTTCCGTTGTTCTGCCGGCTCCGGCCAGATCTTCTACGTCCTCGACAACCGCAGCAAGAGCCACTTTATCGGCAGCGCCCATCAGGCCGCTGACCGTCTCGGTTGCCTCCGGGATCGGATCGGCTCCGTCCCCTACATGCTCCACTCCGTGCAGTCCAGGGGTAGCCGTACCGGTGCTAGTGATTCTAATTTCTTTATTCACTGGATCCGGAGTAACCGTAATGCCGACCCCTGCGGTAAAGGTCACCTGATCCTCTTTCTGGCCTGCTGGGATGTTATTAATGCGCGAAAATGCATTCTGGTTTGGTTCTGCGCCGTTAGATATTCCGTCAAGCTTCGCTTGATCTTGTCCGGAAATGAATCCAGCTGCTCCGTTAGGTACAGCCAAAGCATGCGCACCTCCGCCAGTACCAATGTGGGCATTTAATTTTTCGTCTGAATACTGCTTCGCTTCCTGTAAGGCTTTGTCCGCTTTCTCCTGTGCCCCGCCGGGGGTTTCCCATTGTGAAGTACTTTGATCGGCTATATCTTCACTCGTATCTCGCCATGGATAACGACTCATTTTACCACCTCTCATTCACGCTGTATTTTTCATAACCGTTATTTACAGCTCTATAGTCATTGAGCAGCATTTCGTACGTTCCCTCATATCCGCTTGTAATCTCTCTCAACACACCGTAAACCAACAGCATGTCATAGTCTGGGTCAAAGCCCGTCATGCCGTCCATATCAGTAACTGTCAATGGTGGCAATACCGGAATGTGAAATATCTTAAGCCCTACTGCGACGTCTTCAGTCGGTGTAGGAACAAGGCCTATCATACTCCCCTGAACGTAATAGTAGGGTTTGATCGAAGCATTATGAAATTGCCTGTACGGCAGGCGCCGCCAGTTCCCTTGCCAGATAATATCAACGTCAGTAATATTACCGACCGGGCAAGGGAGTACATAAAGAGCCTGCCCACCCTTCAAGTCAATTCCCGTGCAAACTGTATCAGTCTGCTGCTGGGCTGATCCAGGCTGCCTAAGTAGCCGATCCCTTACCTGTGTCACTTTTCTTACTATCGACTGCGGCGACAGGTAGTTCGGCGCCTTTTCCTGTATTTCTTCGACCACGTCCTTTAACAGCATTTTGCCCCTCCTCCCCTGTCTTTGCTATAAGCTTTTCAAGTAGATCATTTGTCCGGCATTGTTCTCGGTATATTGCATTCAATGCGTCAAGTTCATCACGGTACATTATTGCGAGCCTCCGCCAACAACTACCCAATCCTCGGCCAACATGTCCGTCTGAGATGCAAGCCAGCCGATAACGATTGTATTCTGTGCCGTCTTCATTGCGATTGAATCTGTAATTACTGGTTCGCCAACGTATTCGCCGAATCCGTACTTCAAGCCACTCTGAAGGTCACTTCCTTTAAACAAGAATAGAAACATTCCCTTACCGTTCCAGCCAGAACGAGCAACTTGCTTTCCCTCTTTTAAAGACTCAATTGCTTTCCCGAAATTCATCTATATCACTCTTCCTCTTGAATTTTTAAAACAAGGAAAGGGAGCCGCAGCCCCCTGTACCTGTTTACTGAACGTTATGACCGTATATAAACGAGTAGTTAGTAAAGCCATAACCCCACCGACCGATTGCCTTGTGCTTGGTTGCTTCCGTGTCGAAGTCAGTCATCGTTCCATTCTCTACCTTCCGTCTCCATTGCCAGATGTTGGACTGCTGCATCCGAGCTGAGTCAGCTGCGAACCAGTTTTTGCGCTTCTTAGGGTTGATGAACGGATTAACGATTACCTTGATATTTCCCATGTACATGTTCGCATCAAAGTTTCCGCTACCTGGCTCATACTTCGGAAGTTCGGAGTCAGGCAATCCGGCAATCTTAAACGCTGCGCGAGCATTGTACGGAGCCACGATTAACGTATCCGGAATGACGGCCATCGTATTACCCTTGTCGTCAACCCACTCCTGCATGGCTACGGCGGTTTCATCCCAGGAGTCGATCGTCAATGGCTTGTCTCCCAGGTTCGACTGAACGTCTGTGCTGTTCGTAGGACTGTAAGGGTGATCAGCCGCACAAAGCGGTTTGCCGTCTGGACCCACATAACCCTCAATTCGTCCGCGCCAGTTCGGCCCTGAAGCAGAAAATGCATTCACCAAAAACTCAACGGCTTGCAGCTGCTGGGTCTTGTAAACCGAATCCGCCAAGGAAGCAATGCGCCGTTTAATCTCGGTCAATTTGAGATCGTCGATAAAATCGCGCTCGATGATTCGGCCATCAGAGAACTTACGGTTCTTGATGATTTTCTGCCAGAGCTCGTCTACATCCTCATAATAGACCTGGTTGTTCGAACGGCTCCATTCTTCCATCAAGCCTTCTCCACCAACCCCATCATAGGATTCCATTGATTTACCGGAAGTTGTCACGTTATAAAGTAGCGGGATAAAATCCTTTTTATCTTTCATTGCAAGCGAGTATAGTTCCTTAAAAATAGGTTCCAGTACTCGCGGATCCCAACGAAGTGCTGTTTGCATAGATTAGTTCCTCCTTATGAATGAATTAAGAAAACTGCCGGTTCTTGACTTTGACTCGCACCGTTTTCTTATTTTCGTTGATTTCAAAAACAGACAATTGTCCGCCCGTCACCGTAGCGGAATCAGCGGAGAGTCCGTCAACTGCGAGGGCAACCTCAGATGCACCGGGCAAAAACTCTGCGTCAGGCGTTCCTGTATACGCCGCGTCATACCAGTCGCCTTCACGAGCCAGGATATACTCCGCCGGCTTATCTGTTCCTGATTCAATATTTGCAGTCAGAAAGCCCGCGATCGGATCCGTGGCACCCGCTTTGGTAATCCGTCCATTTTCGATCTTAATAGCCTCTCCGGCACGCCCTGCCTCCCCATCTGTCATGAGGTTTTCTGTAATACGAGTAGGGTCTTTGCCGTAGTCGTTAAACACATATCTAAATCCTTGAGCCATGTTAAGTTACCTCCTATTTTTCAAAGTTCTTTGCATACTTGTTAGCGTTTTTCGGGTCGAGTTCAAACAAAGCGAATGCGCTTAACAACTCTTCCGGCGCTGAAGGCTCCAGTTCAGCGCCACCAGCCTTCTCCACGTGAGCCCGCTTGTTAAGCCGCTGTTGTTTAAGGGTCGACTGCTCAGCGCGCTTCCGCTCGTCTGCAAGCAGCGTGTCACGATGTACTAGCTCGTAGGCATCAATGGGATCATAGCCTCGCTGGATGCGGGCTTGCATCTCAGGCGTCATCCACGGTGCCGCTCCCGTCTCGGCTTCAACCTGCTCAGCCAACTGAGGGTATTTGCGAAACAAGTCCTCCCAGCCCTGGACAGCTCGCTGCTTGCTCTGTTCCTGTTGCCTCAGCTGCTGCTCCTGCTCACTTCGTTGAATAACCTCCTGGGCTTGTTTCAATAGCGGGTGGCTATCCAAGTACTGATCCATTACCGTTGGATCGATGCCTGCATTCTCGGCTTCGTCCCGGAGCTGCTGGCGAAGCTGGGCAAATTGATCTTGCTGCTGTTGAACCCGTTGCTGTTCGATTGTGTCCAAGTTAGCGATTAAGTCGGAGTAATCTTTATACCCCTGTTGCTTGGCTATCCGGTCAAGGGCGGCCTCGTATTGTTGAGCTTGCCCTTTTACCTTCTTGTAATTGAGTCCCATCTGTAAGTACTCAGGGACTTGTTCATCCTCGACCGTTACCTCCTGGCCGTTGTGTTTGACCGTAATCCCTTTCGGCTCCTGCTCCTGTTCGGATTCGCTGTCTATGGCTGGATCAGCTTCATCCTCAACGGAATCAGTTTCGCCTGGATCTTCGTCCTCGGGATATGGGAGATTAAAAGCCTCGTAATGTCTCTTGATTTCTTCCTTCTCGCTGCTATGGCTGGCAGCATCCTGCGTATTCTCCACGCTATGGCTGGCGTTTTGAATCACTTCGTTTTCCATTGTTATCCTCCTAATCCGCTATGGCTGGCGGCAGTAATATAAAAAGGCTCACGCAGTCTCAGCGTAAGCCCGGTTTACTTGAAGCAGTCCACAATCGCTTTGAATAAATAATCTTTTGTTCGCTGCTCGAGTGGAAGTTGATCATACGGAACCATGCAAGGGTGCTCCTTTTTCTCAGGATCCTTAACAGAGCCGTAAACCCATCCCGAATCAACCTTCTCTTTCATCCAATTTTCGTGGGATTGCTCGGGAGTCGTGTCGTTGTTTAGGTGAAATTCTACACCATTCACCGCACTATCTCTCTGCCATTCGGGGGCATCTTCCCAGCTGGGCTGCGAAGCATCACCGATACTGCTGCAGTAAGCTCGATTCACCTCGTGGCATATTCTTGCAATTTGCTCATTTTTCAAAACATTGGCCCTCCCCTATTCGATTTCATAATCTCATTAGCCGTCTTCGCTGCGTCGAGCTCTAACCGCTGTTGTTTAAGAGACTGTTCAAATTGCTGACTCTGCTGCTCCTGCTGAACTCGCTGATCCGTGAGCTGTTGTATAGCCATCTGCATTTGTTGGTTCTCCTGCTGCAGCTGCTGGACTTGCTGCTGAGCCTGCGCGAACTGTTGTTGCAGCCCCGCTTGTTCCTCGATTCGTTGCTTGATGACGTCCATCGGTTCCATACGCCCAGTCTGAATAACATAACGCACAGCCTCAGCATCGATCATAGGCAGCCCCGTAATTGGATCCTGAACATTGAGCAAATTGAAAGCTAGTTGCAGCCAGTATTCGCGGTCTTGTGGCTTGTCTACACCGATATGGACATTCAGATCAAACTCGGGCACGAATTCCTCTTGCACTGGCTGCGGTTCGCCTGGAAGTAGCTCCCCTGTCTCGTCCGTCGATGCTGAGGCATCAAATTCCGCATCGACTCGGGATATGATAGCGTCGCGGCTAATACTGACATTTCTGCGGCCTGTTACCCGTGCAATCCGCTGAGTCGTGTAAAACTGTGCGATCAGTTCCACGTATTGAGTAAATACCTCGATTAGTGCTTCGCTGATCAAATCGGAAACGGTATTCAGGCGCGTTCCAGAAGCTGCAATAAGCGTCTTCGCCTGCTCCCCTGATGTGACCTTGCTGTTGGCTTGGCCATTCGCTGAATCGAATACACCGGGGATCTTCTGAAGCATTTCGTCATAGTAAGCCAAGCTGTTAAATACGGTACTCGGAACATTGACGCCTTCGAGCTCTTTAACGCCACTCATACGCCCCATAGCGACCGGAAGCATTGCGCCAGGCAAGCCCCGCTGCTCTTGCCATGTCCGCGGCTTAGTGATTGCCCCTTCCTCGTACATGATCGCGGATCCACCCTGCTTCGCCATCGTCTCAATTGCGATTTCAGCATACTTGTTTTTAAATATCTGCGGCTTGATCATGTCGCGCATGAAGCCCTTGCCCCAAGGGTTACCCTCTTCTGGATATAACGTTCGAGCGGTGAATGGGTACTGGCCGTGGTCATATACATACGCTTTATGCTCCAGGAACACGCCGGAAGTCGATACGTAAATACAGTGAACACCTTCCATGCTGCCGTCAGCCTTGGCCAAGTACTCTGACGGGTCAATTCCCTGCATCAGCTTCTCGTCGGCCTGTTCTGTGAAAAGCTCCTTATCCTCTTTGCTGACCAACTTCGGCAGCCCTCGATACCAGTACTCGATTAAGCCGGAAGTCTTCTCGCTAACCGTTGTGTTAAACGAAGACTCCCCGCCTCGGCTATCGTATACGTCTGTGCTGAATATCTCGACTTCGGAGGACACATTATCAGGCATAACCTTCTTTCCCTGCTCTGGCCAGCGCTTTTTGAAGTATTCGAGCGGCTTACGCATATGGATAATGATTGCTGACATATCTTGCAGATAGATAAAATCGTTAATCCGTGGATCCGGGAAGAAGGTACCCAGGTCAACCGGCAGAATGTCGTTTCGTCCTTGGTATCGATTCAGACCCCGGCCGCCTTCGACCGTTGGGTCATAGATCGTCTTATAAATAAGAGGCCCATGAATCACACAGCGCCGGACAGCCCGGGTATGCTTGTGTCGGAATTTAATCTGCCGCAGCTCGTATGGCATGAAGTCGTTCAAGTCCCGCGCCTTTTGCTCGTCTCCAGGCTCCATAGCGCTGTAATCAGGCGTAGGCATCCAGCCGGTAAGCTTACCGACGATAGATTCCACTTGGCTAAATACAACGTTCTCCACCGCATCTGGCCGAAATTTCGAGACGGCGTCCGTTCGAAGGCCGCGCCAGTGATCACCCATATAAAAGCGTTGCTCCTGCTGCCAGATCGCTTCCATCGGCTGCCTTGCTGCCTTGAACACTTGATAGTCCTGGCTGACGGTATCCCATATTTTCTGCTGCTCCGGCGTATTCGGGTTAGTGCTATCTTGCCGATCGGTAGATGTATCGGTAAAAATACCTTTGAATTTTTCAATCACACTCACACTCATGAGCTGTCACCGTCCACGTCCGGAATATTCGGGTCATCGTACCAGCTCAAAGGCTTACGGCTGGGGATCTCAGGAGGCGGGTCTTCCATTGCCTTGGTCATTGATACGTACTCCGTGTAATTCCTGGACATCAGCTTGTCGGTCAGCTCCCGGATTGTCTTGTCCTTATCGCGAATCATCAAACACAAAAAAGTGATGGTCACCATTGCCATCACCAGTACCATCAAAGCGTAGATCATTCCGCTTCATCCTTCCTCAACTTGCATATTTATTCGTTTTACCGCCATTCGCTCAAAATCAAAAAGCCCATAACCATGCGGCTTATGAGCGATTGTATATTCTATGCATAATAGTCTTGCCGTTAAAAAAGTGAAAACCCTTATGCATCAAGGGTTTTAGCGTTCGGACATATTCACAAAAGCTTGTGTTTTGAACACATGTCTTGCATACCGTATGCATTACCAGAACCCCTGAACCTTGGGCATGTCGTCGTCATCGTCATCATCAAAGTCTGACCGGCGACCAGGCAACGCCTCAGGAATTGCAGACCAGGCTTCCTCAGTTGCAAGGCTCATACTTTGTTGGTCTCTCGCTTTATGGGCTATCGCTAGTGCCATGATCGTGTCATCGTGCTTCCCTGTAATCGCCTCAGGCTTACCCTTATCATTACGGACAAATGTAAGCATTTCCTGTAGTGTGAGTATATCGTTTATAGTCTCTATGCTCTCTCGGACAACCGTAACGAGGTTAGATATGATTACTGGTCGAGTAATGCTTGTTGTTCGGAATCCGAACTTGTCATCCTGCTTATCTCCGTGATTACTATCAACGTTCTCACGCCGATACTGCTTATAGTAATTCAGCCGCGTCAGCTCTTTTACAGGATGGAGATCAAAGTTCATCTCAATCGCTATCAGAGCGTCATTGTAATATTTGCCTAAGCAGTACATGTACTTGGCAAATAAATCAGTATCTATATGTCCGTGCCAAACAGCGACCTGATCGCCGGTTATATTATCTAAGACTTGGCCAGACGAGAAGTCTGCCCCTCCTTCGGCGATGTCGCCCCCGATCACATACGGCCTTCCCTTTGAAGGTTGCTTATATAGCGTTATGAATCCGGACTCGTCAGGTACGAACCGAATTGAGTTATCCCAAATCTGTTCCCCATGTACATCCCAAATGAAATCCCCTCTAAGCGGCTCGTTTGTCTTATATCTTTTCCGCAACTCCTCGATTCGAGCGATGACTTTTTCCTTGTCGAATATAGGTTTCCCCGTGGCTAGGAAAGCCTCTTCTGGGTAGCACGGGTACTCCTGGTCAAGTTCATCTTTCAAGTCTTTCCACTTGTTGTAGTACCAGTTAAGCTGCTCCCAGTCTAGGCCTTCTTCCTTCCTTAAGCGCTTGATTTTCTCAAAAATCTTCCTCAATTCGCTCGATGGTTGCGACCCGAAGTTATTTACTGCTTGAATAAACTCTTCCTTTCCCTTGACTGTAAAGGGAAGTCTATATTCTGCTGTTCTCCACCAGACGTAAAATTTATTCTCCCAGTTGTTTTCCCCGTCCCAGAGATCCTTGTATTCATTAAAACCGTCTGCGGTGGTCTCCAGGATCTGAATACTGTCTTTGGTAAGTGCTTGCCCAAGCCCTGCAATAATCGACTGCATCTCAGACCAAAACGCAGCTTCTGAGCCGTGAAAGAAGTTAATCGTCTTAGACCGTCCGACATCTTTATTACCGGCTGTATTTACGCGCCAGCGGCTATTCAGGACGTCGAAATGAAACTCTCGTCGGTTGTTATACTTTATAGACGGTTGCAGCACTTCGGGAAGTTGGTTGTAAATGTACTTCGCTTTATCCTCGAATATAGTATTCGTATTATCTCCGCTGTCGGCTAGGGTGAACCCTGAAAAGTTTTTGTTTATGAGCGCATTAGCTAACTGATATGCAGTGATAAACGAGGTAAAGCCCTGCTGCCTCCCTTTCAACACTAGGAATTTTAAATGCAGCCGTTCCCCTTTTTGATATTCTTCCTTTGCTTTATTAATATCGTTCAGGAAGCTCCGTTGTACTTCATTGAGGAAGAAGGGAACTGTATTCATATCCTTGTCAACAATGACAAAGAACATTTCAATCAAGTATTCCGGATATCTGTTTATTTCCTCTCGGATCGCCGCATTCTCCGGCTCGATGAAATGTTCGGCTGCCGCCTGAATGAATTGACTATCGCGCTCTATATCATGATGTGTCTCCCACAACTCGCGACGACGGGTAATGATCTCCTGACATGTCCTCATTTGAAAAAGTCCTCAAGTTTATTGCGGATAGTGAGATCGATCTTGGATTCATCCTTGAACATGCCTAAGTGACGAGCGATGTTATCCAGTGCTTTGTCCTGGTCATGCATTTTGATCTCCAGCCCCGCAGCGGTTGCCTTGGCCCCGGCATACAGCGCCTTTGCCTTTGGACTCAGATCCCGAGTATCGTTAATGTGCAGCTGCCCATGGCCTTCCCCGTGGCAATTTGGGCACTTCGGATGCGGCCGAATCAACGGATCAAATCCATAGCCGCCAGCATCTGACGGCAATTTGACTGGCTCATTACCCTGTTCCGCCTCGATCCTCGCAATCTCACCCGCAGCCTCGTACTCCACCTCATCGATCCATTGGTATTGATGCCCGATGCCGAAGCAATAACGGCAGCAAACTCGCCGGAAATGGATGATCTCGTTCGGATCCGCAAAGGCGATATCGATCCAGCGCTGAAGCACCTGCTCCGCTTTGATCTCTACCTTTTCAGCTCGTTTGTTCATTGCCTCTTCAATGGCCTTCTGAACCTTAACATTACTTAACAGACGGCTTGCCTGCTGTTCTGCTGTCTTAGCACTGTATTTTGCCCTGATCGCCGCTTGCTTGGCATTGAGATCGACCAGGTACTCTTTAACGAATAATTTCTGCTTGGCCGTCAATGCCATCGCACTCAGCTCCTTTCAGGAATATTTAAGCGGGATCTCGTTGTATGTTTTGCATCGTGGGCACCTTGTCACTGGATTCGGAAACTCTTCAAGATCGAACCGTCGAGAAAACCAGTGCCCGCATTTCCCGCATTTAATATCGATTTTAGGGCTTTTCCCGAAAAGCATACTGACGGACAAGTTCCAACCTTGAAAATCTCTTGCTCTAACAACCTTCACGCGTCCTCAGCTCCTTTCGTGAATTGTAAATGCAGCCAGAAGGATTCGAACCTTCACATATGTGTTCTTCTGGGTCTTAGGCGGATCACATCCTACCAGAACCGTCACATACACCCTCTTGCGTCTACCTATTCCGCCATGGCTGCAAAATAAAAAAGCACCCGTTAAGGTGCTCAGTTCCTCGCTACTGCCGCATTAGCCCACATAACGGCTTCCTCCAGCTTCGTCATAGCTAATGACTTCTCGCGGCTATTCGGTGCCTTCTCGTCGATCAAGTAGGCCAGTTCCTTCGCCTTCTCACGGATCGCCGTATAAATTTCAGGTTGCCCTGGCTTCGGTGCGTGATAGCTAAAGTTATTCTCGATTTGCGGATTCATTTGACAACCTCCCAGTCCTCTGCAAGCATATCAGTTTGAGATGCAAGCCAAGGAACACGACTTTTAGGTGCTTTCAGATTATCTGTTTGGAGCCCGGTAGTGTCAATAAAAATATAAGGACTCGTCATCTTGCTGTGCTCATCAGGACGCTGCAATTCGATAAAGATCCCCTTGCCGTTCCAACCACTGCGCGCAACTCTTTCACCGGCCTTTAAGCTTTCAATCGCTTGGCCAAAATTCATTTTATTTATCATCCTCTCAGATTTAATAAAAAATGTCGCCAGATAAGGCTAAGACCAACTTGCTCAAGGCGTTTGCTCTCATCCTTCTTGCGGTTCTGTCACTCACACCCAGTTCAGCAGCTATTTCCCACTCATACCAGTGTTTTTTACTCATAAAAGCAAGTTTGATCACCTGTTCCTCTTCATCGGTCAGGACGGTTTCAATCGCTTGATCTATCAATCTCGCCACTGGGTTATTAGCGAACTTATATGCTTGATAAAGCCTCAACTCTTCGCAAAGCTGCTTCTTATCGATTTCATCCACCTCCGAAGATATAAATTACCGGCACCCGAAGGCACCGGCTAATCAAGGGGAGATGTTAACATGAATAAATCCGAACGGCAGGATTTGAACCTGCGACTACTTGCTCCCAAGGCAAGTGTGCTACCTGGCCACACTACATCCGGTTATGGCACCGGCATCAGGATTCGAACCTGAATCTCTGCTACTGTTTTATAGGGCCCTGCCCGCTCTACCGTTGAGCTATACCGGTGATGTAAGACGCAGCCGCCGAACAGTCTGAAACCATTGCCAGCTGCGCCTACTTCGTACAAACGAGATCTCCGACCTAGTAGAAATCCCGTCTATACAATTTGCTATGCTATTACTATATCAGGATTTTTCAAGGTCATGGGTATACAAAAAGTATACTATTCATCCTGAAGCTTTTTATTAATTCGCTGGCTTAACTTTTTAATCCACACATGACTATAGCCTAATTCTTCTGCAATACTTTTCAAATCCTTTTCTTCAACGTCTCGCATATAAGCCACTTTTGCCTCAACACCTGACAGCTGTCGAAGTATATTCTGTACCTGTTTCCGTGCATCAATCTTTTGGCCGAGCCGCTCGAAAGTTTTGTCAATTTTCGAATTTGTCTCGTCGTAGGACATCAAAGCCTTGTCAAATGGGATGTGTACCGGTAGAGGGCTCGACGGTAAAACCCCCTTAAAAACCTGCTGGTTTGAATACTTTATGTCCCCTTCAAGATCCTGCAGTCTCAATTCTAGTATTTCAACTTCTCTGCATAAGTCATAATAAATGTTAACTAGTCCACTCATGTCCTCTCACCTGCCTTAATGCATTTATGTCTAGGAAACCAATTCACCGTATATCTCTTCCGGCAAACCTTGCAGATCTTATAACGCATCCAGTAAGGTCGGCGGTATTTAGTCATTCAACTCAACCTCCTCTCGTCTATGCATCACGCATCATCGCTACAGAAGTAAATATAAACTTGCCATAACCCCTGTCCTCCACATCTTCGCTCTGGCAGATCGGACAAACGGTAACGGAATGATCTACTTCGTCATCGTCCTCCACATTGAACATTACTGCGCACTCCGCGCATTCGTAGCTATGCATCATCAACGGGGGAATTTCCGGCTTGCCCGAATAACTGACCCGTTGTGGCCAATCTATTGGATTTCGCAACCGCTCATGATAGATCATCGTCCGAATGGATCCGGGAGTACTACCTAGCTCGAGCGCAATTTCTTTAAGCGGCTTGCCAGCTAGGAACAACTTATTCAATTGCTTTCTGTCTACTTTTTCAGGATTCATTTGATCCACCTACCCCATTCGTTTATTCGGCGGAGGATCAGAGAGGAATATATAAACCTCCCCGATTAGCTCGCCGTTTTCGTCGTATATCAAATCCCAAGGGATGTCCTGGAAATACGGATCGACATCATATTTTTCTTTATCAAGCTGCATGGCGATCAAAGAGAATATAGTAAATTCCAGCGCCTTGATCATAGTGAAGGGTATAGCGCTTAAGGGGCACCTTCTTTTGTTTTAACCAGGCAGCTAAACGCTTGTTGACCAGACGGAGAGCCCCGTTCACATCCCCGCTCAATTTTCGGAGTTGGAGGCCGTTATTATCCACTCTAATCAAAAGCCTGTTCCCAGTGGCATCATAACCGACCTGTAAACACTGACCAGCTTTACAGCCTATTTCATGCACTGCCCGGCGATTAAAATGAATACCGTGAGCATTTAGCCCGATTGTTGGATTAGTGGGTACACCTTCATCGATAAACCATTCAACGTTATTTTTAAATACGGCTTTATCTGTTTTCTCACGAACTTTACTCATTCGAACTGCTCCCTTCTTCAACTCACCTGATTGGAATTTAAAATATTGATCTCCGATCCTCGCTAAAATTCGGCTGACTTGAACTTGTGTTACTCCAATTTCTTTAGCTATATTGCTTTGTGAAGCTCCCACCATCCGCAATTGAATGATGGTTTGCTCCGTCGATGTGAGGCATGAAATAAACTCCTGGACATAAACACTTGTAAAATCCTCCGCACTCGGCAGCAAGTCCAGTAGCGTACCTCCATCTTCGCCGTTGTCGTGTGTTACCGTCTGATCCAGAGAAGCTACTGACCATCCTTCTAGCACCTGCTTTGCCATCCGGGATATCGCTATACTCCATCCGCTCAATTCCGCTATGCTCTCAGCCGTTTCCTGCTCCCAACCTTGTTTACGGATCATCGCCAATTTATCTTGAATGGAACGGGGTATTCGAACCAGATGTCTTTTATCTCTCAAATATCGTTGAATGCTCCACTGGATCATGGGAAAGGCATAGGTCGCAAATGAAGTGACTTTTCCGTCAAAGCGATCAGGATCATAATTCCGGAATGCTTCAATGAGTCCAATTGTTCCTACGGACACTAGATCCTCATAATCAAAGCCGGAATTAAGGCTGCCATAAAATTTATTTGCTACAGATCGCACCATTTTCTCATAGTCGCGAAGCACATCGTCCTCGTAACCAAGATGGGGGTTATATCCGACATTCAAAAGACTTCCCTCCCCTCAAATCAGATCATACGTTCGGTTTCAAGGCCAAGTCAGTCCCTTCCTGATCCATGTCCCAGGACATTTGCTCGGCCAGAAACCCGCAACAATCGCATTGATATAAATCCGGTTTGATTTCGTCCAGCTCACTGCAACACTCTGGACAGGTCATTCCCTGCTATTCTGCCTTTCGTAGACTTCCTCCAGCCATTCAACCAGCATCATCATTTGCTTAATGGCTAGCCGGTTCCCCTGATATTTATCACAAATAGCAGAGGAAGAGTCAGCCACCCATGTCCAGAACTGTTCGCTTTGCATCCCATATTGTGCCGCAGCCTGATTTGCCTGGCCGATCCACGTCTGCACATCTGCGAAGAACGCTCCATAGTCCATAGGCTATACCTCTTCGATTTTGATATAGATGCCTGGTAGTGCAGCCCAAAACTTTTCAACGATCTCCGAAACGACTAATGCGTCGTCTTTCCAAAAACCACAATCTGTCATACAGTCCTTAAGCAGTTTCTGCAGATTGTCCGTATCAGGCTTGGTATGTTTATACTGGCCGTCTTGCCTATTGCCAGTGATCGGGAAACACCATTTCACAATCAAGCGCACTGGACCGCTATATTTCGCCCTTGGAACATGTTTGCCTAGGTGAGCCATCAGCTTCGCTCGGGTTGACTTTAACTCGTCCGGTTCATAAAAGACGGGCTTGTCATTTATGATTGAAACCTGCTTCTGCTGAGCTGTGACGGTCGGCACCTTTTTCATCGGCATAAAAAATTCAGTAGTCATCCTCCGTCCTCCTAGTGTCCGCAAACCGGGCAGTCATTCCAATCTTCATGACCATGTGGACATAAGTTCGGTTCATCTTTCGATCTAGTAAACCAACGCCGAAACGCAAGAATAATCCTTTTCACTGTCTTCATCCTCCAATTCAGTCGTCATCACGTTGTTTCTCCATCAGTTCTTCCCAGTCATCGATGGTTCCCCGTAAATAGCTTGCTGCTTCGTCATCGGAAAACAAGGCACCCCGATCCAGAACGAACTTCACTTGGAACACTTCCTCGCCGGCCTTGTTCTTGAATTTGATACCGAACTGCAGCTTACCGGCAATGTCATAACACCGCATAAAATTTCCGTTTCCGAATTCTACTGTTTCAGGAGTTTCCGTCTCCCAATATTTGTTATCGTATTTTTTCGTCATCTTTTTTTCTCCTCTCACGCGGAAGACTTTAAGGGGGAAGGAATGTTACAGGGGAGGAGGGAGCGGAAGCGAACCACTCCCTCCCCCATTACGTACATTCCCTCCCCAGTCTTATAGACTTACATAATCATGATTTAAGTCTTAAACATACTACTACGGGCGCGCGATATATACGCAATATATATATATATTAATAGGAACCACATTCCGCAGTTTATTGCGGGGTTGCGGCGACCATGATACTTGTAACTTGCGGCGACCATAAATTAATGATTACTGCATCATTTTGCAATCACCATAAAATTATGATTGCCGCCGCAATTATTCATCTACTTCATCTTCGTTTTTGACTATGCGGAAGCCGATTGAACGATCGATTTTATAGCCGTATTTCTTCACCCAATCTCTCACAGTTCGTTCAGCAACCGCTTTGCCAGTCGATTCATACCATGCCATGACATCGTTTAAAGTAGGAGGTTCGCCAAAATTACAATTATTAACTACGTCCTCAAACTCCTCGGCCTTGCTCCGGCGCTCCTTCTTTGCTTTGTCCTTCCTCTTATTCGTCGCTTTCTGCCATGGAGGAGCTTCTCCTTCTGGCTCGATGTCCTTCAGGCTGCCGACATCATCAACTCGATGAATCGGATACTGAAACCACATATTCACCGGATCAAACTTGGCATACTCCCGAAGCGTACCCTCCACGCGCCACGCTGAGCGTCCTTTCACTGCCTTTAGGACTTGCTCTATAGTCGGCATGATGTTTTCCATGACATGCGGCATTGCCCGTTTAGCGTGGTCTTCCATTGCCTTAGCGCTAAGCTCGTCATCCTGTGAAACATGCTCCTGCAGGTAGGCCGGGTTATGCTGCTCAAACAGCCGCTTGTACATGGCGCAGATCGCCTTGTTCTCCTCTTGTTTAAGCAGCGCCTCCGTCACTTCCAATTCCACTAAGTCGATTAGCGCGTCCGGATCCCGGGCGAATACGCCGCTGCCGCTGGCTCTGTCCATGGACTTCTTACCGCCTTGCGAACCTTTTGAATGATGGTGGCAGTAAATAACACTTGCGCCCAGCTCCGTTGCAACCTTATCGAACTGATTCGTGAAGTGTGCCATTTGATCAGCCGAGTTTTCATCGCCAGTTAAAACTTTATAAATCGGGTCAATGATTACGGCGATATAGCCTTTCTTGGCCGCCCGCCGGATCAGCTTCGGCGCCAGCTTGTCCATCGGCACGGATTTGCCGCGAAGGTTCCAAATGTCGATATTGCCGATGTTATGAGGTTGTAGCCCTAGCGCCTGATAAACATCCCTAAAGCGATGCAAACAACTGGCTCTGTCTAACTCCAAGTTAACGTACAACACCCTGCCTTTAGTACATTGCCAGCCTAGCCATTTGTCGCCTTCGCCAATAGCTATGCACAGTTCGATTAGTGCGAATGACTTACCGGCTTTCGATGGCCCGGCCATGAGCATTTTATGGCCCTGCCGCAACACACCGTGAATAAGAGGCGGCGCCAGATCCGGCATGTTGTTCCAGAAATCGGTCAGGCTCTCTGGATCTGGCAGGTCATCGTTAACACCCTCAATCCATTCATGCCATTCAGCCCAGTTTGCTTTACCGATGTTGGTGTCCACGATGAATTGCTTCTTCCCGTTCCGCTCAACGCCGGGCATGCGGGATAGCCTCGACGGGTTCCGATTCTGATTGTCGATGTTTAGCCCGTTCCTCTTACAGACGTTGTATAGGTAATCAACCCGTTTTCGATATTCGTCGTAATTGGCCGCTTCGACTCTAACAATAGCGTGGAGACTCTTGCCGCCGCTGTACACCATGACAGCGATCGGCAGCTCCAGCTCCCGCATAATCGCGTTCTGCTTCTCAATGTCCATCGTGTCGGATTCGACCAGCGCATACCGGAATTCGGTCACGTTCTCATTCTTAACGCCCTTACCGTCAAGCGGGTTGAAGCGAATCCAGGCCCCTGCTTCTGGCTTGTAATCGCCCAGTACCGATCCAATGTCACCCTCACACTGGTTCAGCCGCTGAATCAATTCGCCGGCCGTACGATCCCAGGCTCCCTTTGTGGGCAAATACTTGCCTTCATCGTTTTTCCATGTATCTACGACATAGCCAACGTTCTCAGAAGCTTCGAATAAACTTTCAAGATACGTGGTGAGCTGCTGCACCGGGTTCCAGTCGGCGGGCTCGTGGATTTCCTTGCCTTCGATCCAATTCCTATCGACTACCACATAATCGCCGCCGGAAATCTCGTCATCCCAGCTGAGCTCCCTGTCCTCCCGATCTGCAGACGACCGCGGCACCCATCCGTTATCCTTTGCCATTTGGGTAATCGTAGCCCCGGTAACCGGATTGGCCGTTCCCTCGAAGCTCGTCCACTTTTTGAAGCATTCCCCGGGATGATAGCGACCGCCGTCTCGCTTACTCCAGTCGTCCCAATCGCTGGCCGTGTAGCCCTCATACTTGAGGGCCATGCCGACCGAAATCCAGGTCGTGTAATCAAGTGATGTAGGGTCTATATATTGAAGCAAAGATATAAGATCGACTTTGTGTTCCATTCAACCCTCACACCTTTCTGGAGTATTAACGATTTTATCGACAGTCCATCCGAGTTTTAAGCGATTGAACACCGTGTGAGGGGCCAAGCCATGTGCTTCAGCTAACTCTGTAGCCGTGTATCGCTTGCCGCGGTATCGAAGAATGCGATTATTACTCCGGTTATTAGCCTGTGTCTTCATATCTACCCATTGGCAGTTTCCGGGGCTGTAGTTACCGTCAACATCGATGCGGTCAATCGTCAGTTCATCCGTATAACCGTTCGCTAAGGCCCAATTTCTAAATGTCATGAAGACGTGCCATTCATCACAAATAGAAATCCCTTTGCCTCCATACCATTCATATCGATCATGATCTGGATTGTAACAGCGGTTATGCATGCCCAACCAGGTACGGTACAATCGGTCTTTTGAATGACCCATAGACCGTTGGCTAATACGATTACATCCGCAACTGGAAGTCTTCCCTGAACGCAAATGACTTCCAATTACAGTTGACCTATTTCCGCAATCACACTCGCAAATCCACATTGCATTTCCGCTTTTTGAATTTTTCTCAGCTCTTCTGATAACAGTCAACTTTCCGAATCGTTGTCCAGCTAATTGATTGAGAACATTATTTGCCATGATGCTGACCTCCTTCCTGGTAACTGAGGAATGAAGGATCGATGTATTCTAGTAAAGCAATGAGGTCTAGTTTATGTTCCATTATCCCCCGCACTTCCCTTCACACTTACTCAAAAAACTGTCAATCACTTTAATCGCCGCCATAACGGGGAAAAACTGGAGTGGATCTACCGCATTCCCAAGAGCTTTCAGCCGGGCAATCCGATTTTTTATTCCATTGGCTATCCGTGGCGGCTCCCACTCATACTGTGGTTGCCCCATAAGTGCTGGCTGCGGATAGTTCGCAACAAATTCGGAAAGAGAGTCCAGCGGATTTATTCCACGTCCGTCCAACCAGGCGGAAAGTTCATCAAGCATTCCACCCACTCTGGATTGAGTTGTCCCGAACTCCCGCTCTTCATTATTGCGCCAGGAATCGAATCTCGATCGATCTGTGACCGCGGAAGGGTTGCATTCTTGCTGTCTTGGGCTGCAGGTGTGGGCCACATTTTTACCAAAGCATGTAAATCCGGTGTCCTGCGTTCTCTCTCTGAAGGACAGTCCCCCCTGATACTCCCTTTCGGCGTCGGCCACATTCGCACCGCTCCCGGCAGTCCGTTCCTGGGGTCTTTTGCATTGATATCCCCTCGTTTCTCCGAATCGTTCGCTCGAGGCGTCGGCCACATCTTTACCTGATCGTTTAGGTTCTGACTCCAACCTTGCCCCTTTTTCCGTTCCTGTCGAAAGGATTCCGGGTTGTCCCCGCTGCGGAAATCCCGCGCTTGAGGCGTTGCCCATAACCTCTGATCCATATTGTAAATATCCGTCCGAAGACTCTTGCTCTGCCCCCCGCCATGGTTCCCTATTGCATCTGCTGCATTTGGAGTAGCCCACATTCTCAAAACTTCCGGATCTACTTGCTCCCTTAGGTTGGCTGGCTTCGTCCTTCCCTTTCTCGTTGTCGTAGCCTGCCGGATCAACGCCTCTTCCGATCTTTGTCCCATATGATCCATCGTGTTCGGTGTAGCCCAAAATGATGATGCGGTCTCTGGGATGCGAGGCACCGACGGCCGCAGCCGGAATAGAAAAAACGATGACCTCGTAATCGATGTCTTTAAGGTCTTGACAGATACGTCCGAGAAGCATAGTTTCCTGTTGTGTAAATATCGCCTCGTAAAAGTCTTCTTCCTCCGTACGGGCAATTGTTCGGCTTTCCACTTCAATATCCCCGTCTGGCTCTGCCATACTGAGGAGCCCAGCAACATTTTCGCCAAGGAACCAACGGGGCCGGATATCTGCAACGACTCTGACAACCTCTGGCCAGAGATAACGCTCGTCATCTGCTCCTCCGCGTTTCCCGGCGTGACTGAATGGTTGGCAGGGGAATCCAGCGGAAATAATGTCAATTGCTCTATCGGTTCCAATGATTCCATCACGCTCCAATACCTCCCTCGTCAAAGTACAAACATCGTCGTATATGGGGCGGCCTGGGAAGTGTTTGGTTATTACCTTGCGCGGGAATGGCTCTCGCTCACAAAAGGCGACCGACTCCATTCCTGCCCAGGATCCGGCAAGATCAATGCCCAGGATGCCGCTGAATAAGCTAAGGTGTCTCATTAGTAGTTACTCCCCACGATACTCTCTCGGATTAATGCCCTCCGGCACACGCCAGCCGTTGCCCGCGATCCGGTCAATCAGGCGCTTAGCTGTATCAAACGACCAGGTTCCGACATGCTGGAAGCCTCGTTGCTCCAAGAATCGGATCTGCTTCGGCGTAGTGAGTCCTTCGGATCGCCGCTTGTCCAGGCGTTCCAGTAGCTTCGTCGCCTTGCCCGCATTGTCAATCTCGTCCGGCATGATGCCAAGCTTTTCAAGCGTCTTAATCTGTTTGTCGCTCGGCGGCGCCATTTCCCAACCAAATGAAGGAACATAGCTGGAAAGGTCTTCTGCCTGAATACTCATTTCAAATTGCAGCGGATCCACCAAAGCACGCTTACGACGTTTCATCTCTGCAAGCTGCTTGGCTAACGCTTCCTCTCGCTGAGCTATGACATCTTCAGCAGCCTGCTTCTCAACGGCTTCCAAGTCCAGTGGTACGCCTGCTTCTTCGATCTGCTTGGTCATGGCCTGGGCAATTTCCTCATTCTCGGCAATCAAGTGCGCCGGATGACAGAGCTCGTGCCGCTCAGTGTGCCAAAGGAAATCGAGAAGCAATAATTCAGTTTTTCCAGGGTATAGCCGGGTACCGCGCCCGACCATCTGGCTATATAAGCTGCGAACTTTCGTTGGCCGTAAGACTACAACGCAATCCACGCTGGGACAATCCCAACCCTCAGTTAGCAGCATTGAATTACAAAGGACGTTGTACTTGCCTGCATCAAAATCGTCTAATATTTCTTTGCGATCCTGCGACTCGCCATTGACCTCTGCCGCCCGGAAGCCAACCGCATTTAATATAGAAGTAAATTTTTGACTAGTCTTAACAAGTGGAAGGAAAACAACAATCTTCCTATCCTTGGCAACCTTCCACATCTCAGCGGCTATTGATTCTAAATATGGATCAAGCGCTGTACCCAAGTCGCTAGTTTTAAAGTCTCCAGCCTGCTGACCGACAGTGGACAAGTCAAGCTTTAGAGGAATCGTTAGCGCCTTGATCGGGCTAAGATAGCCCTCCTTGATCGCCTTCGGAAGCGTGTATTCATAGGCTAAGGATTCGAAGTAGCTACCTAAGTTCCTCATGTCGCCCCTATCTGGTGTTGCAGTGACTCCCAAGACATTCGCATCTGCGAAGTGCTGGAGCACACGTTGGTAACTATCTGATATACAATGATGGGCCTCGTCGATGATAATGGTATCAAAGTGGTTAGGCTTAAACTGCTTAAGACGTTTGTCACGCATCATGGTCTGTACGCTGCCCACAACTACCCGATACCAACTGCCGATGGATGTCTGTTCTGCCTTCTCCGTCGCACATCCCAATCCCGTTGACTTCGCCAGTTTTTGGGCGGCCTGGTCTAATAATTCTCCCCGGTGAGCCAGGACGAGCACTCGCTCGCCCAGCCTTACCCGGTCTTCGATGACCTTAGAGAACACAATCGTCTTGCCGCAGCCAGTCGGAAGGACAAGCAATGTACGCTGTACGCCCTTTTCCCACTCCGACTGAATGCTTTCGCGTGACTCCTGTTGATATGGTCTGAGTTCCATAGTTATCTCCTAAAACTGTCCCGGAGTAAATCCGCCGCCCTGTTGCTGCGCCCCTGGGAATGGGGGCTGCTGTTGTTGTTGATTGTATTGATGATATTGAGGAGCCTGGTTATATTGCGGCGGCTGTGGCTGTTGTTGTTGTTGCTGCTGACCACTATTTAGTTCTTCGTAGGAATAAAAAGATTTGACTTGGTTGTTGGTTCGTTCTGCACCATCCCTGCCTCTGAACGTGTTGATCTCCAACTTCAGACGACCACGGGCACCAATAACCGTGTTCCAATTCATCCGCAACGGCTCGCCCTTCTTCTTCTGTCCGATTCCGGCGAAGAAGTTAGACAGGAGTCCTTCTGTTTTTGTATGAAGAAAAAGGTTATGGAAAACCACCACATCACCATGTTCGGGCGAGTGTACAGTGATTTCTAGCTTCGCTTGATTACATGCCGGCATTTTCTCGCTTCCGGCGAATCTCCCGCGTTCAAACTTGGTGACTGTGAAATCGTAGTCACCGGCAGGGAGGACGACAAACTCCCCTCCGTCCTTTTGAATTTCGTCGTCCCAGCCTAATTCTCGTTCTTGATTACTCATGAATGATTCCTCCCGTTGTTATGTTATGAAAATGGAATTCGTTTTCTTGCTGCCTGAATCATTTCAAATACTTGCGGCCATGCCCCTACAAGCACACCATCGACAAATCCCGGATCGTAGTTTGTAATTGGCGTATCTACCGGATAGTAGCCTTTTTTGCTTACGACAATCTGGATTTCATATTCTTGCACTTGATGCTGTACCATCAAATCCCGTAGTGGCCGAGGAATGTTTGGATTTAGTTCCGGTTGTTGCGGTGAGCTTGTTGACTGTGCCGCTTGTTGATTTTGCGGTGTTGCTGCAGGCGGTTGTTGTGTTGTCTGCTGTGCCGTATCCGCTGAAGGTGCAGGCGGTGTTTGTGTAGCTGGCGGTTGTTGCGGATCCGCTACTGAATTTTGTTGGCTAAAGATATGGGCAATTCGGCTATAATCCAGTGGCAATTCATCCGGCAGGCCGTGGCGATTTTTCGCATCCCACGCGGGGTGATGTGTGGTGTACATGGTGCGAGCTCCACCCTGCGCTTTATTCTTTTTGCCCTTATCGTCAACAGCCACCGAGAAAGTTTTGTAATTAATGAAGAGAACAATGTCAGCCCACTCTTTGACCAGGGGAGCAGTTCGGCTTCCAGTTTTTGCTCCCAGCTTGAGCTGATAACGGTCATAGGCTCCCATTTCGTCAGGCTGCTCGAATTTAACGATTTGAGAATGAGCAGTCAATATAACGTGAATCCCTGCCTCGACTATATCGCTGAGTAAATTGAGAAATCGTCCAATTTCCTCCGCAACATAGATGTATCCCTTGCCGTATCCGAAATCTTCAACACCGTTTTTGTTATGAGTGGCACACACGCTATCAACGCAAAGCATCTCTGCCCAATCGACTGTATCAATAACGAGTGAACCGAAACGAGATTTGCCTTGCTGCTTTACCCACGCTACCTGTTGCTTGAGCATTTCCCAACTGGACGGCTTTGGCAGCCGCTGAACATCCAGCTGCTTGGTCGATCCCTCTGTATCGATGAACACCGGGTTAGGAAATTGTGCAGCGAGTGAAGATTTACCGATACCCTCAGGGCCATAAAGTACAACTTTTTGGGCAGTTTCAACAATTCCGCTGGTGACTTCAAACATTAAAATTCACCTGCTTTCCACGACGGCACCGATGAAGGAGCGTTCCAGCCTTCCCCTGGATTAATTTCTCCTGGTGGCTGTTGCAATTGAATGTCCTCCTGTCCTGCAACATAACCGTCCTCGATGATAATAGAGCATTCTTCGCCCGTGCTGACTCGGGTTGCAATCGCCTGCAGGCCCTCCTGCTCCAGCCACGTTCCAAACTCCCGGAGGCTATCTATATCCATCTGCTCAAGCTTGTCCAGCAGGATAAAGCCGCAATCCGGCTTAAGCTTGCGTACAATGGCCGTGGAAACTTTAAGCTGATCAGCGCCGCTCATGTTATCCCACTTCTGGCCGTTGTAGATCAGTTCGCCATCGTCAACAGACAGGCCAGGTAGTGGCAAGTTCGCATTCGTCAGGAGATCCGTCTTTTGCTGGCGAATCCCATTGATTTCAGCAGTCAATTGGTCATACTGTACTCGATGGTCACTGGCGTCCGTTTCGGCCTTATCTTTGTCCAGATTCGCCCGTACCTTCCGGTTAATCTCTTCGATCTGCCGGATATTGGCTTCCAACTCGGCCGTTGATTCATCGTGTAGATCAATGGCGTCTTTCTGTGCGATCTCCAGATCAGCTGCAAGTTGAGCATATTTAGCCTGAGCTTCGTTAAGCATGGCCGTTAAACGTTCGACTTCTTGCCCCTGATTCGCATATGCAGTCTGAATTTGCAATAGCTGCTGGCGTTTACGCGCGTTCTCGCCGTTCCGTGCCAGAATCTCCTGCTGCTGCCGGATCAGCTCCGATGCGGAGATAGGCTCCTTTGGCGCATCAGGATAGTAAGGCTGTTCCTTGGCAAACTTGTCTTTCTGATCCGCGATTTGGCCGATAGCATGCCGACGGTTGTAAACCTCCTGCTCCTTGACTTCCAGTTCATGGAGTTGCTGACCAACGCCGACGATCTGCAGAAGGATGTTCGCCTTCTCCTTGCTAGAGGCATTCATAAACTTAGGAAGATTGATCGCCAACTCCTCGACGAAGCTATCAAGAAGCTGCTGTCCTGCCTTTTGCCCGCTAGGATCGATGACCTTAAGATCGCTGTTCTTCCCTTTCCGCTCGACCACCAGGCCGTTAGATAGAGTCAGCCGCAAGAACGGCGTAACTGCTGATCCCTCACGCTCTGCCTGGGAAGGGCGATATTTATTACCGCCCAATGCCCACGCAATAGCATCTAGCACGCTTGTCTTACCTTGACGGTTATTACCGCCTACAATGGTCAAGCCCGACGCTGTAGGCTCTATTTTTACTGCCTTGACCCGCTTGACGTTCTCGATTTCAAGCTTATTGATTTTAATCATGCTTCAACCTCCGATTTAATGGGATGGAATAAATGAGGTACAATGTATGGCTCATTTTCTTCGCCATCTGGCTCGCTATTTTCTACCAACATAAACATCCCTTTAATTCGATGGTGCTTTGGGATTTCTTTAAAAAGAGCTTCATAGCCGTCCAGATCTGCAGGAATATTTATAGTCTCACTAGTGTAGTACTTGCCAGATTGCTTAAAATACGTCACTTTGACAGTCTTCACCTTACTCCCCTGCCCTTCTTTTATCGAAATATCGCCTTTCTAGCGATTCAATATGTTCGGCCTCTTCCTCCAGCAGAACAATACAAGGCCGGCATACGTCCTTACTGTTCCAGGGCTGCAGAAACTGCTTGTCCATAGATAGACCGCAAATTTCGCAGCTGGCCATACAATGAATAATTCCGGTAGTTTCCATATTGCTTTATCCTCCCGACCAGTGGTAAACTGGCCTTAGAATGGTATTGTTATGCAGCTTATTACGGGGTAGGAGCCGTTGTAAGCTGTTTTTCATTCAAGCGCGAAATTGTATTAAGATATTGAACCCCAAAACATCTACGCAGCTGCTCTGATTCTGCAGTATTAGCAAGCTGCAGCAAGTTACAGCAAACTCTCAATCGTTGCTTACGTTTCAATCTCCTCACCTCCTTTCAAGCCAGATAAGGCGTCCAAGTTCCCGCCAAGTATTTATCTAAGAAAACACCGAAAGTAATACCGTAGCGCTCTAATACTGAATAATGAATAAAATAAGTTCCCAACCGATCTAGCAATTCATCTGGCATCGTGCTTTTTTCTCCTTCCCAGCTGATCTCCGAATGATTGGAGCTGCTTCCCGATGGGGCACTCGTTATTGCAGTACCTATCGATTTTGGAAAAGACGCTGCCATACTTTCTACTAAGTTCAGCTCGTTTGGTACATCCCGCACATTGCGTATCTAAAAGATCACCGATAGCGTACACGGCCTGTATTCGATTCACGACTCAGGCTCCTTTCAAGGCGACGTATATTTTCGAAATGTACTATATGGCAGCTCTGTTCCAGCACTGAAACAGACAGGTTCGCCATCCATGTAGGTGCTAAACGTTCCGTGTTTAACCTCTGTTTTGCACCAAGCGATAAAATCTGAATATATGTTTGAAAACAGTTCTGCATCTCTGATGCCATGTTTTGAAAACTTGAACACCAATAGCACCTCCTAGAACATTGTTTGTGTCTGCTCGGCAGGAACGCCGTATTGATCGTGTAGCTGGCAAAACTGTTTCAAGCTCATTTGAAGCGTCTTCCCATTTTCGACTTGGTGCAAATAAATTTGATCTTCCTTCTCATTGATCGCATCGACCATCCAGGTGACCGGTGGTGTTGCCCCGCGGTAGCTGAAGGTATACAGCTTATTGGCTTGGATCATTTGTCCCATAGAACAATCACCGGCTTACCATTGTCCTCTTCAGGCGTGATGTCATTTATGATGTATCCATTGAGATTAGCGCCATCATAGGAGCTATATTCAGCAAATAGCACTTCACGATCACCATAAGCTGCCATAAAATTTGTAATTCTAAAATCAATTCAGATGCTTTCATGGGTTTCCTCCCTCCCCGCAATCACCGTTTTGGCCCCCAGCTGCCGCAGCAGACAAGGCGTTGAGCAAATCAGATCATGACCTTTCTTCCAAACAGGCTGGCCGAAGTAGATTTCAGCGTTGCAATCGGGATCCGCGCAAATGTCGATTACTTCGTTTTCTAAATCCTTACTCATGGGTTGTCACCTCCCAGTCGGTAGTTACTCGCTCTAGGACGGATCGCTTTGATCCTCGGCTCTCTTGACTTGGCATTTTCAAATTCTCGTACCCAGTCAGACCGTGAATACCATTTACGCGCTTCTTTAAACCCTTTCAGCTCACCAGATAACAGCCAATCTTGTACTGTTCGCACAGTGACTTCAAATCGATCTGCAACTTCTTGATCAAGCATAATTTTGTACTCTTCTTTGTCAGGCCAGCCGAAACGACTGAATAGATCGCTTAGAATCTTGCGCTGATTGTCTGCCGACTGCATCGTAATGATTTGATTGATAATCGATGTGGCCATTTGAATCGGATCAGACATTAATAGTCACCTCGCTTCCTTTCTGTCGAATATTTCTTATCCCTCTGCTAAAATGGAAGTTGTCTAGACTTACCAATTCACATAAAAGGGAGGAATTGCATTAATGAACAAAATTAAAGTAACTTTTTCTGATGGCACAACCAAAACATTTCAAGAAGAACAAACCTTTACGGCAATCGACTTTTTCCCGGATAAAGAAAATCCAAAGAAGATCTACCCGTCTCAATCTGAGATTTATGGCTTATGGAATCATGTTCATGATGGTTTAGCGCCAAGCTTCCTAGAACTTCTTGCTAACTCGAAATTCTTTTTTGATGTGGAAAATCCCGAGGTTATTTACAACACTCAATCGGTTGTAAAACTTGAAATAATTTAATTAATCTCGATGTAGTCACCCAAGGGTGGTTACATCGATTTCTTTTTTTAGTTGTTGTTTTGCTTCGGCAATCACCAGTAAGTAGGGATTTTTTGGGTTTGACCATTTTGCTGATTCTTCGCACTTTAGAAGATTTTCTATAACCTCTCCGTAAGTCAATGCATTGCTTTTAACTTCATTTAGCAAGCCCTTCGCTTGATACCTAACATAGTTATTAAAATTTAATTCTCTTTCTTCCACCCCCTGAGCCGATCCCGATATGAGGTTATCCATGGTCGTATAGAAGTAGTTAGCCACTTTCTGAACCTTGTCGATCGAAGGCGAGTTTACATCCCAGTTATACATAGACCCGTGTCCGAAACCTAATTCCTTTTCAAGTTTCGGAATAGAAGTCCCCGCCTGCTTACACAAATGCTTGATGCTCTCTACAAGAGACATTTTGTTTCCTCCCCCATCCCCAGCATTTTAGCGATCATCGGCTTTTGCTTCTCGCCATAACGGGCACCCTTGAAAATATCAGATACATAAGAAACCGATACGCCGATCTCTTGGGCCACATCTTTCATCTTGATATTGCGCTCAAGCATAATCTTCCGAGCTTCAACTCCGAATTTCGTGTAATGAGCCATTTTATTACACCCTCCCCTTACAAACCGTATTTAAAATACGATTTGATTTCAAAAAAATTCCTCCAAAATAATTGACACCCTAATTAAAATACGGTATTATACAATTGTCGTATTGATAATACTATTTATTTAAATCAGGGAATAATATCTCGGGGGATTCTTTGTAAAGTTGGCATATCTTGAACATTAGCTTCAGACTTGGGTTTACACGGCCATATTCGAGACTACGTACATGTTCAACGTGCACTCCTAAAGACTCGGCGGCTTCGATTTGAGTAAGGCCTAGCGTTTGCCTGGCCTGTTTAAGTGCCGCTCGTTTCATCTGCATCACCTCCGATATGACCCTAGTATAAATCGTATTTTAAATACAGTCAATACCTTTTTGTATTTTGAATACAGTTTTTTAGGGGGACGTCTTTAATGTCAATGGGATTAAGGATCAAAACATTACGTAAGAAAGCAAAGCTTACACAAAAGCAAATCGCTGACCGGTTGGGGATGGGAAGCTCAAACTTCGGACATATAGAAAACGACAGAGTGACGCCTTCGAGCTCTGATCTTCAAAAAATTGCAGATATATTACACACATCTACCGACTACCTACTCGGACGCACGGAAGAGGAAGGAACGCCGCAGCCCTACTTCGCCCTTACTGACAAAGACGAGCGCGACATAGCCAAAGACCTGGAGCGCATGATGGAAGAACTCGACAGCGATTCGTCATTGGCATTCATGGGCGAGCCTATGGATGACGAAGATCGCGAACTACTTCGGATCTCTTTAGAAAACACCTTGCGGATGTCCAAGGAAATGGCAAAGAAGAAGTTCACGCCTAAGAAATTCAGAAAATAGCCTTCCGGGGGTTATCAAATGGAAATCCTACTCTCTAAGAGACTTATAAAAGCCCACGGAACCAACAATCCAGCACGAATTGCATCTGAGTTAAAATTAGTGGTTCTGTACGAAGATTTGGGAGATAACATTTGGGGATACTACACATGTATAAAGCGAATCCCGGTTATTCACGTAAATAACCGCCTGAAGGGGTTCGCTGCTATATTTGCCCTTGCGCATGAGCTCGCACACCATTTTCTCCACCAAGGGATAAACACGCCCTTTTTAAGAAGGAATACTTTATTTTCAGTGGATAGAATAGAGCGGGAGGCTAATCGTTTTGCCCTGCACCTGCTAACCGGAGATACCGAGCCCGAGCAGGAAGAGACAAAGTGCCATTTCCTTAAACGTTGCGGCATCCCTGAAGAATTTCATGTTTTCTATTGACCTTCGCGCTTACCAGCCGCAGGGCTGTTCATTATACATAAAAATAGAACATATGTTTGGAGTGATGTGTCAAAATGGCAAGAAGGAAGAAAGATGCACTGCCACCTAATGTGCGAAGGCGCGGCAAAGGGTATACGTATCGGTATTCCATCCCGATCATTACCGAGGATGGTAAAAAAGATAGGAAACAGACGGATACGCCCTCTTACCCAACACCAGAAGAAGCGTATAAAGCTGGGATTTTAATTGAGGCACAGTTAGTACAAGGGAATTTTATTGATGAGGATAAAACAGTATTTAACCTTTGGGCTCCGCAAATGCTAGTTTATCATTCTAGAATTAAAAAACTCCATTTGAATACGATACACACTTATAAGTACAGCTTGGTTCACCCATGCACTTTTTTTAATGGGGTCAAGGTTAAAGACATTACACCTAATCAATACCAAGACTTTTTATTATGGTTGCAAGATGAACGTAAGCTTGCCACAAAATCAATCGAAAGCCTACACGGCCTGCTTAACGCATTGTTCCGGCACGCTGTACAACGCGGCCAGATCGCAACATCCCCTTCTATTGGAGCTACGATCCCAAGGGAAGAGGATCAAGAAGATTTTGACATGGATTTTGATGAAGAGGCGGACGTACCAAATTTTCTTGAGAAGGAGCAACTTGCTAAGGTAATTTCCGCAGCTAAGCAAAAGGCCGAACAAGCGGCCACCTCATTAGAATCGTTCGACTGGCGGCAGTTTGTAAGAGCGATTTATATTATGGCGCACACAGGCATTCGTATTGGGGAGCTCTGTGTATTGGAGCCTAAAAAAATTAACTTTAAAAAATTAAAGATCAGGATTAGCGCCACGCTGTATGACAAAGAGGGGCTAAGCAATTATCAAATTGGCCCGCCCAAAACGAAAAGTTCACGTCGCTTAGTCGATATTAGCGATAGGGTCGCAGCAGTTATCGAAGCACAAATTAGAGATGTAAAGGCTTTTCGGCTAATGGTTGGCCCCAAATATCATAAAAACAAGGAAGGTAGAGAATTCATTTTTGTGAACCCTACCGAGCAGTTACCGGGATACCCAATGAGGCCGACTAGATTAAACGAGATGTTAGATAAAGCGCTTGTAGCCGCAGAATTTCCAAGTAAATTTATTACGGCACACGGTTTGCGACACACCTATACAAGCCTCAGCGCAGAAGTCGGTGTACCACTCGATGACATCCGAAAGCAACTAGGCCACACGAAAGATGATTTAACCACGCGAGTATACCTCCACGTAACAGAAGCCCGCAGACGCGCGAACGTAGATAAGCTGGATAGTTATATAGGGGATTTGCTCTAG